TACTCCCCTATCAGATGTTCTATTGTTTCTTTTTCCATTATTCTCCATTATTTATTACCATCAAGATACTGACCCCATAAAGAAGTCTTTCCATCAATTATTTCTAAAACATGAACTATATGGTCTCCATTTTTAAAAAAATCTATTATAGCCAATGCATGATTCCAGTTAGTTAAATTACCTCTTAACCAATCTTCATCTTTTTTAATGTCTTTTAAACATCCCATGCTGTAGCCACTCATTGTTCCTTTAACTCCAGTATCAGTATATCTTTGTAGGTCATGTGTATGTCCATACATAATATTGTCTTTGTAAGAGCTAAGATGTGCTTTTGCATGATGCATTCCAGTTTTATGTCCGTGTGTAAAATTTAATTTTCCTATTCTTAAAAGTTTTCTTCTATGATAAGGATGGTATTTATATCCACGTTCTTTTATTCTTAATGCATTTTGAGTTTCATAATGGCTAAGATAAGGGTATCTTACTACAAAATTGTCCAACCATACTTCATGATTACCTTGAACAAAATGTCGAATATTACATTCAACTTTATCTAAAGATTTATCAATTATGTCCATTCCTTTATTTACATCTTTGACATCTTTATCTAACAAAGGAATTAAGTCTTCCATTGTTTTTTTATTTCTACCTTTCCAGTAATGATTACTGAAATGTTCCCATTCGCCTGTGTCACCTAAATCTACGTATATTGTAGGTTTAACTATTTCAATAACTTGACACACTATATTTATTGCTTTTTTGCAATGAAAAGGAAAATGTTTATCAGGAGTAACTACTGCTCTGTTAACAATACCTTTGTTTAACTTTGCCATTCTAACCTCGTTTTATTTCAAAAAACTACTTACCGCTTAACTTCTTTTTCAAAGTTTTCATATTATTCCTTGTTTAAATTAAATGATATTTAACTGTCATTTGCGCTGTTATATCACTTGTTCCTTCAGTATTTTCTACAAAAGCTAAAATTACTTTTCCAGAATTAACTGAAGATGAATCAATAACCATATTTGATTGTTTTATAGTTGGTGCACTTGTACCTCCAGATTGTATTACGCTTGAACAATGAGCTAGTAATGCACCTGATGATAAATCTCCTATATTTGTATTATTATCAAATGTATAAGAATATAAATGATAATCTAAATCATGAGCACCATCACAACCACTTAAAATACTTACCTCATCAATATATATATTATCTGTTAAATACCAATAACACATTATAAATTGTTTCCAATTTGCACCTTGAGCACTAATATCCAAAGATGTAGCTGGGTCAGTTCCTGTTCCAAAAGCATTATCTCCAGTAATACTACTACTAGAATATTGAAATCCTAACAACATTGGATAATGTGTATTTTGGGCTACACTTAAATCATATAAATTAAATTGTTTATATAATGTAACTCCTCCAACTGTATTTGTTCCAGTTGAACCTGCCTTTGTATTTGCGTCAGTTGTCCATGATGTTGAATTATATGCCATATTATAACCTCGGTACAGATAGAGCTCTCACTCCACTTTTTCTTGATGGATATTGTCTTATTGTTTTATCATACATTGTTTTAAAATATTGAGCTCTTTGTAAATCACCTGCGTCTTCAAACATTCTTGATTTTATATAACACACTACAGCAGAATGCAATCCTGAATCTAAACCACCTGTAGTTTTTAAATCATGAGTTTGTGAGTTAATAGTTTCATATTTAGAAGAATATGTTATTCTTAATCCTCCAGTCACATCAGAGCCTTGATAAGAATCGTATTTTTCTTTTGTTCTTTCTCCAGTTGTTGATGTTGTATCTTCACATACAATGGCTATTCTTTGGTCATCATTATACCATGCAAAATAATTATTTGGATATGTTCTTTTATTTGTTGCCATAATTTTCCTATTTTAATGAATCATCAGATGATTCTGTATCTTCTTTTAATAATTTATGTGCATCTGCTAATTTTGGTATCATTACATATCTATCATTAGTATCTAATATTTCAACTCTTTTAACACCAATAACATTATCTTCTAATTCATACCATCTTTTCTTTTCTTCTAAATTAGTTGTAGATGAAACACTGTAATTTCTTTTATTTGAAGCAATATCATCTAATGCATCATTTATTAATTGAAACATGTATTGCTCTGATTGTCTTCCAAATAGTTTTTCTATTTGTTCTATAATATTTTTAGCTGTCATTATTTAGCTCCTTGTTGTGCCTTTGGTATTCCTTGAGCTGCTAACATAGCAATTCCTTTATCATAATCTTGTTTTAAAGATGATATAATTGGAGCAAACAATTCAGGGTCTTCTTCATTAGTCATTAGAAATTCAGTTGCTTTTATTGATGCATATAAAACTACTAAATATTCCATTTCATTTGGAAAATTAGCAATAGAATCGTCTGTATTAGCAACTGTTGGGTCTGCAACAACATAATAAATACCAGAAGATGAAGCTGGCAATATATTAATTTTATTTCCTTCTACATAATATACAGGGTCTGTTGCTGATGCAAATTCTATACTTGATGAACTTGAAGCTTTATGTTTATCCATTGGTCTTATTTGTCTACATTCAACACTACCTGCATACACACTACCTAATTGCCCAGTAATCATTGTTTCTGCTTCTGAATTAGCTGCATTTGAAGTAAATGTTTGTTTAGAGTAACAATATTCTTTTAAGTTGGGAGGTAAAATATTTGTAACTTCTCTTGTTCCATCTTGAAGCCATTGAGTTAAAGCATTATCATCTCCTACAGTTCCTACTAAATCTTCAATTTGAACTTTAAAATTAGCCATTATCTTCTATTCCTATCTGCTATATCTGCATCTATTGTTGTTTGACTAAATTCAACTTGTGTTTGTCCACTCCAAGTTTTTCTCATATTAATACCATCTGATATATTAATTCTTGTTCCAAATACATATCCACATTTACATATATGGTCATCATTAGCTTTAAAGTCTATGCATTTTTTACAAGAGTTACAATAGTATGTTCTATTTCTTTTCATAAATTACCTTTAATTTAATATAATTATCCCTCACTTACAAATGTATCACTAGTAGCTAAAACTTGCGCTTCTGACTTAGTTAATACACTAAAATTAGGATATGCTTTACTATCTCCTAATGCTATAAGCTCTGATAATACTCCATTTTTCATAGACCATTCACCTTTGATAAGACAATATGCTTTATCATGTGAATATCTTGGAGCGCCTACCTTCCCTGCAAATATAATATCATTCCAAGTAGGAGATGATTTATAAGTAATATCCCCAGTATCTTCATCTACTGATTCTACTATTGGATATAGTTCTTTTATTTTGGTACCAACAGCACTATCATATGCACTGCTTGGTAGACAAAAATACATTTCATAATGTGCCATTATCTGTGACTCCTTTTACCTGCGTTATAATTTCTTGTTACTTCTGTTGCTGATAATTCTTTACTATATATACATAAATCATCAATTTTACCATTAGAATATTTTGAATTAGTTTGGGCAGCTCCTATTATTAGATTTGCGGTTTTTCGTTCCATTCCTGAATAAGTTCCAGTGTTTGTATTATCTTGGTCATCAACTGCTGTTCCATCTATATATAAATCTATTCCTGCCATAGGGTCTGATTCATCTCCGCTATATGTACAAGCTAAATGAACCCATTCACCCTCTCTTGATGTTAATGTAGTATTATCATATCTACCTCTAATTTTACCCGTAGAATTATCATATAGTGTAAGGTATAGTTTGTCATTACTATCTATATGAAAAATCCATTCTTGATTACTTGTTTGTAATTTATTAGCAATTTTAAAATGAGTACAATCTTCCATATATACCCACGCAGTAATAGAAAAAGCAGAATCATTATCTCCGTCATCATCAGCAAAACTAAATCCAGTATCATCTGGAACTTCAACGAAACTATTTTCACCATAATCTAAATTCAAACTATTAGTAAGCCTTTGTCTATTCATTAGAAATCCTTGAGAATCTCTTGTAGCATCTGCTCCTGCTGTGATTAGCATTGTTTCTGTTGAATCTACATTTGCATCATTACTGCCTTTTAAATCTTTCCATTCAGATAAACCATTATTCCTTAAATATAAAGACAAACCTCCGCTACCTGATGCTTCTAAAGCTGATTTGGCTTTACCATCATTATATAAATCATTTATTTCAGATTCTGTTAATATATCTGTATAATGAGATATTTCAGTCATTGCTCCTTCAAATGGTAAAGAAGATGTTCCATATCCAGCACCAAAATGACCTACTTTTAATCTTTTACCATCAGTAGTGTTTGCAGTTGCTGTAGAAGCTCCTTTCTTTTCTCCATTAATATAAAAGTCTATAGTTCTATCTGCATTCCATATAAATGTATACATTCCCCATTCTCCTATTTCTAATGTACCTCCAGAAGTAGCAGTGATACTATAAGCGGTATTATTCTCTGGTTCAAATTGAACAAGTTCATTAGTTGATACAAAGGAACCAGAATTTTTTTGATACCTCACGTAATTCTCAGTTTCTCTTGCTCCAAATATAGAATCATATATAGTAATAGAATTTGGAAATACCCACATATTTATAGTTTGTCCAACTTCAAAATAAAAAGTGCTATCTAATTCAGCAGCTGTATCTGTAGCATATCCATCAAACCAAGCCAATTGATTATAAGATTGTAATGCTGTTTGTGGTATATCAAGTTGTTGGTCTGCATCTGTCCAGCCTGATGCTATGCCTACTTCTTTTAAAGAAATATCATCAACCCATAAATTCTCAAGAGGATATATAACAATATCATCAATTTTAGCATCAAAATCTGCATTAGCATACATAACTATATCATTATTAGATGAAGTGGCTGTAATTACTGAAGTTTTAGTTCCATTTCCATTTACATTACCTGAAGAAGCTCCTGTAATATGTGGATTTATACTTCCTGCTGTATAATCAGATATAGTGAATGATATTGAATATTTTCTTCCTGCTTCAAACCCTCCTGCATATGTTTGAGATAATACTGTATTACCACTTTGTGAGCCATCACAATCTGCTGTTCCACTACCAATAGTAAAGCCTGTTCCTTTTGTCCAACCTGAATCAGAAGCAAATGTACCATTAGTAACTACATCTGCACCATTAGCATCTTGATGTCTAAATTCACAATTAGTTGCATGCCCTGCTGTAAAGTCTATAGTGTTTGTTTCAAATGCAGATATTACCACATCATCAACATAAGCAACTCCATTAGCATGTGGAGATAAAAACTTTATTCTTGTTGCTGTGCAACCTGATGGCAATGTAAACTGAACTGCTGTTTGAACCCAACTAGTAGTAGTATTACCTGAGTTATCATTTGCACTTGCTACTATATTTGCTGAGTTACTATTATCATATATTTCATGTCTTAATCCAACACTTCCATCACCTTTACTCCAATAAGTAAGAAGATATTTAGTACCTGCTGTTAAACTTGTTGCACTTTGAGATATAGCGGCAATAGCGCTGCTTGAAGTTGTTAGTTTTACTGCTTTACTTCCATTATGAGGAGAACTTGTTTCTTCTTCTATATCTCCAGCTCCTCCATCCTCCTGTGACCAACTAGTAAATACTCTGCTTGTTCCTGAACCTGAACCAGCTTCAAAGTCACCATTAGATAAAATATTAGCAACAGTAGTAGTGCTACTTGCAACTTGGAAAGAAGAACCATCATAAACACTCATTTTACTTTCACTTCCAACTATATCACCAGCAGAATCATAGCTTAATTGATATTTTCTACCTACAACTAAGTCTGCAGTTAAATCTTTAGTGTTTCTTAACTGAATATATGAACCATTACTACTAGTAGCTGGAGTTAATTTTATACAATCAGCAGCAGCAACATGAGTACTCGTACCACTACCAGCAGTCCAATTAGAGACACTATTATCTGAACCATCCCATAAATCATCACCTGTAAATACAGTTGTTGCATGATTTTTGTCGTTTACAGGATATACATATACATTGTCAATTTCAAAAAATTCTGCGCTTTTACTAGCATTTGTGTGCCATCCAGATACTCCAAAAGATATATCATCAGAAGAACCAGAAGGAACATAATAATATTCATGCGAGGTAAAGTT